TGAAGGGCGGGCGGCAGAAGAGGGCTGACCCTCCCCCCTGCTAGAATATAAAACTTTTCTAGCCCTCAGCAGGGAGAAGTGGTGCAGGAGTGTCTGCGTAAGCCTTGGCATAGAGCCCTTCGTCGTCGTTGAGGACTGTCTCAAGGGAGGCATAGGCATAGGCTGCCTCGAGTAGTCCTTCATCATCTGAATATCCAACTAACAGCTCAACCATGCGAGCAAGGTAGTTGGTAGTGTTATAACCATGACGTTCGTCCCATGCATTCCATTCATCGAAGTGAGTGTGCGGGTTAAATGGATTGTCTACTGTAGTGATGAGCCAGTCATCCTCGTAGTCTGTCATGGCAAATGCTAATACTTCTTCTTTAGTCATGTTCTTCTTCCTCCTTCCTTAGTCGCCATTGAGTGCATTGTTTACTTGAGAGACTGTGAGACCAAGAGCCTTTGCAATCTCAGCTTGAGTGTACCTACCTTGCATACTCTTAATCTGTGCTATTCTTGATGCTGATAGGGAAGTCTTCTGTCTTGGTGTGGCATACTTACGAACTACTTCCATGTCTGACTCTTTGAGTAAGGCGTTAAGTCTTGTGCTAGATATAGCTCCTGCCTCGACAGCTTCCCACTCTTTCTCAGTGAAAATAATTTTGTTCTTGCCTGACTGCGAACCTGTGGCAGCGCGTGCTGCTTTAGTCGTTTGTGTTCGCAACTTCGTAGCATCTTCTGGGTCCATTCGTCCGTTCTCATCGAGATATAAAGGGCGCTGAGAGTAGTAGTACTTGTTAGCTAGTAGCTGAGCCTGTCTCTCTCTAGGTTTGTTGGCTACTGAGTTGTTATACTTCTCATTAATGGATTTAACTTCTTTTTCATATTTACCTCCCTTAGCAGCTAAAGACTTATCATACTTAGCTTTAGGGAGAGAATCAGCGATTGCCTGCGCTTTCTTCTGATATGCTTTCATCTCGTTGGCATAGTTTGCATATGCAATTTCAACACCGTTTGTTTTATCTCTTACAAGAGTCATAGCATCATCAGTTACACGCATTCTCACGTCTTTAGTGGTCTTAACCTTACCAGTCTTCTTGTCAATAACAGGGTTACCCTTCTTATCAATAACTGGGATATCAATCTGACTACGTGATTTAGATACGATTGTGGCAGCACCATTCCTCTTCTTTCCTGTGGTAGGGTCTACATGACTCTGATACTTCTCAACTAATTCAGCAATACGATTATCCTTTGCTGACTGTTTGTAGTCATACTTATGTTTAAGTGCATCGATTACTACCATTGAATGTCTTACTGCTCTGGCTAACTCATCAGCTGTAGGTTTATTCTTAGCAAGGGACATGTCTGTTATAAGATTAGATACAATTCCCATTTGAAGATTACGCGTCTTCTTAGTCATTGTTTCTCTATTAACAGCATATACTCCTGGGTCGAAATCTCTAAGACCTTCTAAAGCTTTAGCAGTCTTGATACTTCGGTTGTTGTTAGGGAATACATAAGCTGTATCACCATCGAAGTCTGCACCAGATAACTTTCTAGCAACAGATGGATGAATACCAATAGCATCGAGAGCGTTCTTACCAATATGCTTAATACCAGACTTAATGTTGTTGTTAACAGTAACTTCAGCTGCTTCGAATCTACCTGCATGTGGATAACGAACCAATACAACTCGTTCACCATTCTTGTAGTTAGGTGCAAAGATTTGATTAGGATTAATATCTGTAAGTGGTAAGATAACCTGGGCTCTTGTTCTAGCCAAGCCTTTAGCTTTGAGTTTAATAGCTCTAGTCTCACAAGAACCTGCAAAGTCTTCTAATAATTTCTTACGAACTACGGGATTTGGTATAGACATGATTTCATCAAACTCAGATTTAACTTGTTTGCTTGTAGCTTTAAGTCTATCTTTAACTAAAGCTAATGGCTGTTTAGATAAGAACTGAGCCGACATACCTGATGACCATTTGTTCCAGTCACCTTCCTCGTTAACAATATTTAAATAACCCTTCTGTCTGTTAATAACAGCGCCGAATGGATTTTCAGGATTGTTCTTTAGTTCTTTAAGAACTTTCTCACGAGGAGTTCCTTTTACTTTGTTCGTGTTGAATATTACGTCTACTCCTTTAGGCATCTTGTCGTTGTAATACGCCATACCTTTTAGATAGGAGTTGTCTCCAACTGCGATACGAACCTGAGCATAATGTGACTTACCTAAATCAAGTCCTTCTGCTCCTGGTCTTAATTCAATAGTACCATCTCTGTCTTCACCGCCGTCTTCTTTGTAGCGAATCTTGACACGGTCCCAACTAAGATGTTTTGGAGGTTTAATACCCTGTATTGTCATACCGTGGTCTTCGGTATATACGTTTGGTGCAACAATCTCATCTCTATGGTTTTTCCAGATATCCTGCTTATCAGGATTCTTAGATAAAACTTTGATGGTTGTTGTTTTGTTTGGGTCGTCCAATCTTCTCTGGTTAATAGTAGTCACGTAATAACCTTCATCTTGTAACATCTTTAGTGATGCATTGAGTTTGGTCTGAGTAATACCCATACCAACTTCAACACCTTTACCAACATCGATATAACCTTTTTCGTCTACCAGAGTTTTCAAGCTATCTTTCACATTAGCAATTTGTTTACGGCTTGCTTTCTCTTTGGAAGTTAATTCAGATGGGTCTTTGTTAATAATGTTATTAATCTTTGTAACAGATTTGATTCCTGTAGCTGCGGAAATCTCTTTAACAGTACTTCCACGAGCGTGCATTGCTAAGACCGTTTCTCGCTCAACATTCAAACTTATCTCTTTTGCAATAGATACTTGTTTACGCAATTCAGTGGTTGACTTAAACCCCATGTTTTGAGCGATTTGACTTTCTGATAAACCAGAATCTTTTAGACGCTTATACTCCTTTCTAAAGGAGAAAGCACCTTCGTGCTGATTAGGGTCTTTTCCTGAACCCCATGGATATCTACCCGAACGACGCTTAACACCATAATGAGCTATTAAATCTTCGTCCACTTCGATTTCCATACCTAGATATTCTTTCTTCATGCTTACCTCCTAAAATTTTTAGAAATCTTAATAATGCTTTTCGACAAAAAAAATACAGAGTGCCAAAATATAAGGAAGTTTTGGATTTGTTAATAAATCTATTAACTCCTCTAAAAAGTTTTTAAACTTTCAAAACTCCCTTTCTCTCTATTATAGGCGTTGTAAAAAATGTTAAGCCCCTTTTTCTGTTATTAACATTCTTAATAATGTTTTTAACATTCTTAATAGAGTTTTTGACATTCTTAATATCAATATAAACGTATTATTGGGTTTTTAATGCGTTTATAATCATATCTGAGTTTATAATGATATCCATTAAATTTCTAATATCATCATAATACCAGTGTTCTTCCTTGTAAGTACCAAACTGATAAATTCTAAAAATGAAGTTTAGGTCTTCTGGTTCCTTTTGGTATTCCAAACAGAACAATGCAGCATAAATACCCAACTGAGTAAAACCGGCTTCTTTGTCTCCTGTCTTCAAATCGAAGATATATAAATTCTTTCCTTCGACCTTAATAGCATCTGCTGTACCAAAACAGTTATAAGAGTAAAACAAAGGAATCTCACTTTGCATTTGTAAATCTATACAGTCATTAACAAATAGACTCAATGTGCTATTAGCACCAATGTCTAATTTATTCCTTGACTTTATAAGTCTTGATGCTAAATCATGAAGAAACGTTCCTTCTTGCTTCTTTTGATTATTCAACCATACAGTCCTTAATCTGTCTGGTGTATATCTAGTCCACGTAGACCTAGATGGAGAGAGGAATGCGTGCTTCCCCTCTATGTCCTTATGATAGTTGAATCTCCAGGTCATTCAATACCTCCTTTTCGTTTTCGGGATATATGAACGACGCATATCCCATTTTATCTAATTTATTCACATAGTAATCCTGGTTAGGTCTATGTGAAGCGTTTTCACTTTTTTTAACTTCTAGCATTCCCCACTTGTCTTTGTTTAAGATAAGTAAATCAGGAATACCTTGTTTGTATGTTGGGTCATTTTTTAATACGACACTGGAGGGAAACTTCTGACCAAGCTTCTTAATTAAAGTTGCCTGATAGTCCCTCTCACTCTTGACGTTCCTGGGAACAGGTTTTGGCAATGCGTATTCTTTCTTACCCCATGATGCCTCATTAAATTTTTTCTTATTTTGTACTGCTCTCAATATTGCTTGGTCTATCGACGAACGACTATACAAGTAATAGTAATATAAATGCGTATAAGGTGTATTAATTCTATCTATTCTTCCTTCAGCCTGTTCAACCATTCTAAAGGAATAATTCAAAGAATAGAATATAACTACATTAGTTGTTATACAGTTCCATGCCTCAGCTGCTGAGAAATGAACCACATAGCACCATTTATCACCTATAGGTACATCCTCATGTTTGTGACCATTCCATTGCTTATATGGAATATTCAGACTTTCTAGGATATGCTCTATAATCTCTAATTCATAGTTATAATTGTAGAACACAATAGTCTTATCATTCTCTTTGAGAATATCAACAAACTTCTGTTGTCTATCCTTAGATTCTGAAACTATACGTCTTGAGAGAGAAACTAACTGAGATGGATTTTCTATAGGTTCGTTCTCATATGGGTCCCAATGTTCTTTGAATACTTTAGTGTACATGTCAACGTCGTAATCCGCTTTTATGTAGACTCGTTTACGTATTGTCCTTCTAAGCACGTCCATTGTCACGACAATCTCCTTACGGTGTCTTTCTAAAATATCAACATTGTGATACTTCTTAACCTTGGGGAACTTAACATATGGGTCATACTCAACATGTTGCCTACAGAAGTCCGTCTTATTTCTATAGAAACCGTTAGCTATGAATAAAGTCATGAAATCCATCCAGACGTCTGCCGGGGTTGCTGATAGAAGAATCCATTTATTAAAGCGGGCAATAAATATAAATGTCTTAGCCCATTTACCATATCCAGAGATTTTAGTTTCGTCGAAGATAAAAAATGAATCTTTAACATTTTTGTATTTTTCGATGTTATTCCATGAATCCACAACAATATCATCAACAGGTAAGTTCAACAGCTTCGCTTCTTGATACCATTCATTAGTATTTCTCTTCTTAGCTGTTGTGATAACATATAGTTTTAAATTTGAGTGATTCTTAATATAATAGCTAAGAGAGGTGAGAGTTTTTCCACTCCCAACTCCTCCCATTAGCACACAACCATTATGCATCTTCTCTATGGCTTTTTTCTGTTCTTCATAAAGCTCCATAGATAGACTCCTATAACTCGTAAGTGTTCATGAATTTTGAAACATCAACGAACGCTTCGAAGTTGTTAGCCCAAGCTGTTCTCTTACCTGGGTTATCTTTTGGGTCATACTCCCACGCATTGAATGTTAGATTCATTTTCACAATAGGTAAGTTGTCTAACTGTCCTAACGTATTTGCATTTAACTCTTCACTTTCTAGAATCTCATTTGTTTCACTATTGAATTTAGTCAATGTAAAATGGTTAAACTGAGAATTAGCATTAACGTTAATCTTTAACTTGTACTGAGGCATATATGATTCAGTATCCTTGGTTGGGTCATTAGCAATGCTATCTGGAACATAAGGGTCTTTAACATTTAACCCTGCGTCTCTTAATACGTTTGCCTGTTCCTCAGAAACATAAATGTGGAAGTTTCTCTTTCCTGCAGGATTGTATCTCTGTTCTGCTCCTGAGAAATTCTTATAAGTTACCTTTGTGTCTTTGATACTGAAATATGCATTTCTTTCGTTTGCCATAATATTTTTCTCCTTTTGTTTTTTTTTAATAATATGTTATTAAGTCTTTATAATAATCTTCATGAGGGATATCAATTATCTGTCCACTTGGACCTACCTTATTTAGTGCAGAAATCGCTTCTCTGACCTTTTTATGGTAGAATTCCATATCTATATCCTGTAATGAAATTTCTTTTGCGTGTTTCCATTTAAACCCTTTTGAGCCACCTACATAACCTGAACGGTTTGTATCTGAGTCTAAACGGATAATATCATTACCAGTCTTAGATGCATAGCCATAGAAGAATTTTCCTACAAAGTCCATGTTTTCTTTAATGTTATATTCTTTAATTCTTTCTTTGTAGGCTTTCTGTGTTTCTCCAGGTCTAATGTCAGGTAGGTTACCTTCGTAGATATGTCCTTGAACCTGATTAGTTATCATGTAGTCTTTTAATTCTAGAGGTTCTCTAGAGAATAGTGTTTTATAAACATATGGGAAATCGAACTGAGCTCCAACGGCTTTCCACTTACCGTCAACTGTTTCTCCGATAAGTACTGCTTTATTGATTACTGCAATTCTCTTCCATTCATCTTCAACTTCAAATTCGAAACCATATTCTCTACCGAAATCTCTAATAATTTGTTCTACCTTATCATCAGGGTTTTCGACCTTAATAGAGTCTGTCTTAATATGAATAATAGTGTAGCCTAAATCCATTAACTTATGCTTAAGGGTTATCATGAATAATGCTCCGTATTTAGCTACAATGTTATCAACATTTCTAGGGTCTTTGAAATCGTTATCAAACTTCGCACTAGTCATGCCATAAACGGAGTTGATTACCGTCTTTAGAGCGTTAGCCAATCCCTTAGCTAATTTAGGGTCTTTGAGGTATTTCTTTAACTTACCTCCAAATTTATTTCCTGCTTCCTCAAGCTTTCCTTGCTTGATAAGTACACGAATATCAACTAAGTCCACTAGTCGTTGTGTATACTTACCAAAGATGTTTAATGCTTTCATACTATGAGGATGCATGGATACAACATCGAATGTTTTCGCATGTCCATAGATACCTGGATTGGTATAGACCGCTCCTCCCTCAGACGGACACTCACCCATATAAATGGATTTAGTAGTCTTAGGTAAAGCAGACTCAGGTACCGTGAATTCTTCCTTAGGAATTCCTCTCTCGTCAAATCTATAACCAGGGAAGATTGTAGATAGGTCTGTATACACAAACTCATCTTTATGGTTTGGTTCTCCCTGGAATATAATCTTTGAAGAGTGAGCATTCCCTTTTACGTTAACTGGAAGACCACTAATTTCAGACATGATACAACGTGCTTCATAGTCTGAATAAATTGCATCAAACACTGCCTCTGTCGCACGAACATCGTTCTTACAATACTCTGCACAACGTTCCCAATATTCTTCAGGCAATGGTTCATCAAAGTCAAACTCAAATTCATCGTGTAAGATTCCTAACTCAATCTCAAACTTCTTGAGTGATTTCTTATTCGCTGCTGATGCGTATTCATAAATATCAGCATAAGTAAGATTCTTAGCAACACCAATCTTACCTTTCTTATGTTTGATAATATTATGAGACAGTCTATATGTATCATAAGTTGAGTAACCTGCTAGAATACTATAGAGGATATGGTTATCATATTCTCTATTGTAGAATCCTACTAGAGGTCTCTCAAGTAATTCTAGAATATCAGCGGCAGTTGGATTGATTATTGCTGTAACTTCATCCTCACCATACTTCTTGTAACAGATAAGATTCATGTTTGGTAGAACCTCACAGTCGAAGAACCATAAATCCTCTTTATCATAAATCTTAGTATTTAAGTCCTTAACATTCTTAACTGCTACTTCTTCCATGTCAACAACAGTACTCCAACAAATATCATCGAGTAGTTTAGTACAATCCTCTTTTCTATGTGTTGAGAGTGCTGCAAACATGTAACAATCCTCTTTCATGTCTGTTAAATCATAATTTACTCCATTAGCTTCTGCTTCTTTCATAATCTTATGAATAAACGACACGTTAGGATATGTATTTGGATGTACCTCTTTTCTAATACACTTCTTGAGAGTACTTCTTAACATATTCTCATTCTGAGTGTATTCCATAGTATTTTTATAAATGGTTTCCATCTCCTTCTTTAGAGGTAAACCAGTCATTATATGCGTTATCGCGAATTCCGTACATAATGTTAGTTTACGTCTAATAGATGATTTTCCTTTAAACTTCTTAATTTCAATGTCTGCTGCATATAGAGAGGCTAACTTATCAATATCACCGTCATAAATATAATGTAAGTGTAGTCCTCCACCAGACTTACTAACTTCGGCATATGTCTTAGGGAATTTAGATGCAGCTTCAAGATTTCTGCTTAAAGACTTTTCTCCATTCTCATCTTTTAAGTCGAAGTCTATTACGATATGATTTTCCGGAACACGAACGAAATGTAATTTGTCTGTATCAATATCTTTGAGTTTTGTGTTACATACTGCCCATCCAACTTGAGGTGTCCCTTTGTCGTTGGCTAACTGAGCAGGAGCATCGGCATAAATATCATCAAACGTGCTTGGTTGAGTCTTCAATTGAATCCAACCGAAGTCTGTACCAATATCATCAATACCTAACACTTCTGGTACTTCTTCGATTACATTGCCAAACACGGCACTCTTTTGAAGACCCGCATACACATTGTGATATTTTATACCATTCACCATCTTCTGAGTATAGAATTCATCAAACATAGAATTTACCCTGCGCTTGAGTAAGTTCTTATGTCCTTTTGTTGAGTATTCATTATCTTCGAGGTAAACCTTGTAAATATTACAAAGCTGTTTCAAAGATATAAACCCGTCATGAGCATCCATTACTTTCTTAATTTCTACATAGTACTGTCTCATGAAACTTAAGAAGTAATCTGTTTCTGCCGCTAACTCTAAATCCTCATAGTTGTCGTAAAAGCTATGTCCCCTTTCTTTATAGTGGACAATAGCTTTATACGCAATGGCGCTCAATTCGAACTCAATTTCGTGCATTAGTTGGTCATATCGTTCTCTGTCAATTTTCTTACCTGTTGGGTAGACTGAGATTGCTCTTCTCAGAATCCCACTATTTGTGTCTCTAACTTTGTAAGGTTGGTTAGAGGCAGTTATCAGAATACCATTAAACGTTGTAGTATAAGGTTTCTGGTATTTAACATTTACTACAACTGGTTCATGCGATGTCATCTTCAATAGATTGGTATCGTCCGCTAAGTTTGACATATCACAGTCCTCATCAACTAGTAATGGAACATCAATAATTCCTGAAGTTGAGAACTCTGAGTTACCAGTCAATTTCTTCAAATTAATATTGCCGAAGTACCCTTCACACATTTTCTTGAAAATCTTGATGACTGTACCTTTTCCTGTACCTTTGCCACCATAGAGATACATAAACTTTTCAACTCGTTTATTCTCCCCACTTAGTAGACACCCCATAAACCAGAGAATTTTATCTTTCTCAGGTTTGGAATACAATTTGTCCAACAATTCGTCGAACGCTTCAGTACTCCCTGGTTTTGGGTCATACGATAAACGCGTAGTCGAATAATCTGACTTTTGTACTTCATCACTAAGAAATATAATTTTCTTGTTGAATTCTACATTCTCCATATCGACATATGTTAGGTATGATATGAAGTTTCGATATGGCTGAGTACCCACTGTTGATGCGAGTTCTATAGATACATTCTTTCCTTCTTGAGTTAACTTCTCTGCTAATGCGTAACAGTCTGAGTTCATTCTTCTGAACAGTAATTTTCTATTTGTACACCATTGTCCCATTCTCTCATCCCAGAACGCATAGAAGTCGCCACCTTTGACTACAATGTCTTCAGTGTTAGTCAAATCAAATACTGGCATAACTTTGACATCATCTTTACTGCGTGGGTTTGTTATTGAAATAACTTTGTAGAACATCAACATCCTCCTTTCTTAGTTAAGTGTGAAATTTGCCACCGATTGGTAGCATGACTAATTGACGCTTTTTTGCACTTTCAAAAACTTTCTATATATGACACATTTTTACATTTGTGTCATTTCAAAAGTTTTTTTTGCTATTTTTGACGATTTTAGTCACTTTTTTAGTCAATTATATAAAAATTAGTCAAATTTAAGCAAAATTAGCCCAAAAAAGACCATTTTTGACCAAATTTTAACGATTTTTCACAAAAATTTCATCAAATTTGACGCTTTTTTGCATGTCAAAAAGCGTCAATCAGTGAAAAAAAGCGTCAATCGTGTCAAAAAGCGTCAATTTTCGGCATTTTTAGAGGGTCCGTACGGGGAAAATTTTCGCTCAAAACTCACTTTTTCACACAAGTTTTTCGACCAAAGTTGAAAATTACGCCCGTAGGAGTTTAAAAATTTGACGCTTTTTGTTAAATTTGACGCTTTTTTGATTTCCAAAAGCGTCAATTCACGTCATTTTTTAGTCAATTTCCGTCAATTTTTACTGTTTTTCAGCCATTTTTCATCAAATTTGACGCTTTTTTTCTAATTTGACGCTTTTTGTTTTTGGCTTTTTCAGCAAAATTCACCCATTTTTCCTCTAAAAATACCATTATTAACTACGCATTCTCACCAATATAAATCTCTAATTGGCTACCCCAATCCATGAAATCTGGGTCAGTTTCTTCATCAATTACAGACCCAAATACGCTCACGCCAGTGTAACTAATGTCACTAACAAAGAACTCTTCAACTGCTGCCGCAAGCACTTCATCATCAATAGAAATATCATCATTCCATGCAGCTAAGAACTCACCATTACCTAGCATATTATCCAAAGCATTAGCCTTGCTAACGTCTAAGTGATAGCTAATTTCGTCAGCGAAATACATTAATAATTCACCACAAGTAATAGGAGCATCTAAGGCTTCACCAAAGAACTTCTCTCTTTCATTGTTAATATAATTAATAATATTTCTTTCTTCACTAGCCTGGAAGTCACTAGGATACCAGTCATACCCATAGAGTGCTGCCATGATAGTCCAAATCTTTAAGTCTTCATGCTTGCTGATACAGCTCAGTTTAGAGTCAATATAATTTTCCCAAGCTGTCATCTCGCTTTCCTCCTTATTATTGTTTACAGCTTCAAGACCAACTTTTACTTCATTACGTAATTCATAGTCTTTACGCTTATGTTCGATATCTCTTTCCATATCGTAAATATCATCAAATGTTACATCCTTACTGAATGACTTACCACGGCTACCGCTAAATGATGAATAGTTGATGTTAGAAATTGCAGTATTCTTATCAACCACATTACCATCTTTATTAATAACAATGCGACCATCTTCAGTATTAAACTCATTGGCAGCTTTTCTTTCAGCCACTAAACCTTCCTCTTCAGCAATAATATTATCCGCTTTAACCTTAGGAGCTTCAGATTCGTCTCCTAAGGTCTTTTCGCGTCTCTTCTCATACCACAACACAAAAGCTGTGATGCCGCCAATGACAACACAAGCTGTTAAGAATTTTTTCATAGCGTCTCCTCCTTACTACAAACGAATATCATCGCTATAGTGTTGGTGCTCCTTGAATGTCTTGTGGGTCAATAATATCTTCACCAACCAAGAATTCAGGCTTAGGTAATGTAACAAACATGTCAAAGTGTACGTCACCATTATCATCACTTACACGAGTCAATGAACCAGTGCTTAAACCAGTCCAGTTGCTTAAGCTATAACCCATATAGCAGTCTGCTTTCTTTGCATCATAACGTTTACAGAAACCACCACCGAGGATTGTCTGGATAGTAATTACAGGATGTAGAGCCAAATAATGGTCAATACGAGCATTAATATCTTCAATCATTACTGAGTTATAGTCAATATCATCTGTAGTAAACCAAGGACATTCTGACATCCAGAACCCTGTAGTCAACTGAGATTTAGGTTTAGCTTTCTTATAAGTAGCAGGCTTACGACCATGAGCCTTTTCTACTTCTTCAATTGGTGTAGCAAGCTTCTCGTCCACTTCTACACCGTATTCCTCCTTAACTTTTTCTCTATAAGTTAAGTATTCAGCAGTTACAGAGGCAAGAGCGGCTGTAGCAGCATTTAAACGGTTGTTCATAATAATGTACGAACCAACAAAGCACCCTAGTGATGCTGCTCCTAGAGCAATAGGAATAGCATAATTACGGATAAATACCATTCCATATTCTTTTGCAGTAGGTCGAACACATGGTTCAGACACGACATCAATAACTTCCCCTTTTTCATTATGTTTGGGAACGCCAATTTCTGGCTGAGCAGGGATGAAACGTTTATCAAATTCTTTCTGTAGGTCGTCTTGTGAATAATTTTCAGGCATTTCTGCGATTACTTTTTCAACTTCTTCGTCATACTTAGTACAAATATCATCTCTAACTTCTAATTCTTTTAGCTCTTCAGAAGCTTTCTTACTTTTTCTAGCAGCTACTACTCCTGCAGCAATACCTAAGACAGCTCCACCAATCATTAGGATTAATGGAGAGTTCTTTTTAGCTGTATATGTTGCATTATTTACTTTTCTTCTTGCATTTTCAAACATATTTAATTTTCTCCTTTTTAAATTTCTCTACTTCTTGGCATGTGTAAAATCCACTTACCTGCGTCATTTTGCCCAATGTATGCATTACTAATATCAGTCCATCCGAAATGTGTGTCCTGTGAACTGTATTGAATGCCGGCAAAAGTGTACAACTCAGAAACTCTTAAACGTGAGCTTCTTCGAATCTGTTCCATACTATCACGTAACACCTCTTTGGCGTCCATATATGAGTCAAACTCAATATCAGCGTTTCCAGGTGCTTGCTGATAGACTCCAGTCTTAACTTCTCTCTGAGGTCTATAGCGGTTAGTATAGTCAATATTTGACACACTACGTCTCTGCATGGTTGAGCCTAAATCCTTTACGACGTTTCCTGCCGTGTAGAACATGTTTTGGTTACTGATAGGTTTTCCTAAGAATACATTCTCAATAACTCCTACACATGCGTTACACGCCAAAGCTTTCAGATTAGGCACAATAACTGTATCCATAACCTCAGAACCCAATCCTTCCCAATTAATACTCTTAACAGTACCTCCAATAAATCTAGAGATAATGTTTTTCTTTTTAGTTGGGTAGTCTTGAACGGTTTTGAGTTTACGACCTTTCTGACGGTGAGCATCCTCAGGCGGTGTCAATTCGCCCTCATTAGGTATGTCTAAATCTACCACATCAGGATTCTTAACTGTAACTTTCTCACCATTATCAACTACTACATCTTCAACCACTTCTTCGTTAACACTTCTCAATTCGTTGCTTTCCATGCTTTTTTCCTCCTTTAATCATGGCTTTTGTAAACGGTTGGAGCTTATCTGGATTAATATCATCTCTCATAATCCCCATTTCATTCAAATTTCCGATATTTTCCACGTACTCCCAATCTCCGTAATCGTAGAAACTATCAATGCGATATACTTTATAGTCAATAAACTGGCACTTCACAACCTTACTACAAGGTGGCTCTTGTATAGGGAATTCAATGTGCGTTTTAGATTTATTACTTAGGATGTTGTATTCACATTTAATAGGCTCTTCTGTAGCGAATTCTACTAAATATAACTGGTAACCAAGAGCATCGTTGAAGTATGTGGCGCTCATGCCTGTTACTCTATACAACATCTTTTTACGATAAAGATACAAGGCTCCAAACATTTCCTCTAAGCCCCAGATGTAGTCAAAGAATATTCCGAGATTCTCTTCTCTTACACCAATAATGAACTCGGTCTTTTTACCTTGCTCCTCAGGAAAAGTCATCTCAACCCAGTCTGTCGGGTCAAATATAAACATTCTATCCCTTGAAACACTCAATCCAGAACACTCCTCTCGAAGTTATGTATGAGCTATTTATTCCATAGTCTTTAACTTTGTATTTCACACCATTATATAGCACATATGGTGAGTCATAAAGTTCAGACGTTAGGTCGAAAATCTCAGGGTCATCTCTACCGTCAATTTCTTTAGAAAACATTACAAATTTATCCTCAACTTCTACGGTGAATTTATTCGATTTATCATTTGCATCTACCATAATCTCTCCTCCTTAATATAGAATATAACTCTTTAAGCGCTCATAATCTTCAGGCTTCATGTGAGCGAAGATATTATATACACTTTCAATAATTTCTTTCTTCTCCTTAGAGAAACGTTCTGGTTTTACCTTATAATATCTAAGGTCCATAACATTTAGCATATCATCAATTTGCTTGTTAAATGGTGCCTCATGAATGTTTTCAAAAGACATGTTTACAGCAATTGGCTCGTTGTATTGGTTTGAATAGAATAGGTTCGCTAAAAAACATAGTCTCATAATATCACGATTCGTCAGTTCAACCCTACTGCGCTCCCTATTAATTCTCCAAAACACATATGCAATATCCATACAACTTAAATACGGTGTCATTATTTTTTTTCCTCCTTATTAGCATTAATTTCTCGCGTAATACCTTTCATTAGCATCTGCGCTCCGTCCTGCATACCTCTATAATAGGCGTGCTTTGTCAGACCATTAGCTACCCAATACCAGAATACATTACATGCGATTAATAATACTAACATTACGATTTGATAAAGTGTCATAATTTTTCCTCCTATATACTATATTTTACGACAAAAAAAAGAAGGAAGATTTTACTCTTCCTTTAAAGTTCACGTCTAGCTTCTGAGGTAACGAGTTGGTCCTCGTCCTCATAACGGGTAATCTTGTTAGTCACGTAGACTTTCCCAACCAAAGTGGTAAGTCCTACAGTCACTAAACCCAAAGCCTTGATTAATTCAGTTTTCTTAACTGAACCAGTCTCCTGCTTAGATTTTAGTAACGCAGCACATTGCTTTAGTTCCTCTGCCTCCGATGACGTTAGGTCACCTTCCTTATTAAGTAACTCTTCCAACCTTGCCTCATAGCAAGACGCTTTCCTTTTAAAAAAAATCATATTTCTTTCCTCCTTCTATTATAGGCGTTGTAAAAAATGTCTTGAGAAATCAAGGTTTCCACACCACCATTTCACATACTTGTCTATATACTCGTCATATTCAGGTATGTGAATTTTAGTGAAGTTACGAGGCATATAACTCCATGCGACAGGCACGTCACAAACTGGGTCAAACGAACCGTTCACCATTGGCTCAGTTATTATGTATCCGTCAAAACTCTCCAGAACGCCAGTTGTCTTAAGTCCTCCATTTGTACAGACCATAACTTGAACACCTACATCAGGTTTACGATACGCACAAGGCATCCATCCTGGTCCATAACCGTATACGTAATCTAGAGCTTCAGGACGTTGGGAATCGTTTAATACTTTGAGTGGATTATTAGGTTTTTTCATCTTCCAACCTCCTTCTTATTAAATCTACCTGCTTATTAAGGAATTCTATGTCGTCATGCAGAAACATAATCTCACGTTCATACTCTTCTATAAACATATTTATCACAGGAGCTCCATTCTTAAAGGGGTGTCGTGTTGAATTAAAAAGACGTAACCTATAGACATCATTTATTCTGTTAATAAGCTGTGTAGTTTTATGCTTAATAGAACTATCTAGGCATTCGAGTAAATAGGTATCCGAGAGTCTTCGACCCCAAATTGACTTAACCATATTATTACTCCACTTTCTTAGTCTTATTTACGTGTAAGAATGAAAGTGTTAGATGTGCCTGAGTTAATATAGCAATATCATTAACTAGATAGTTAATTTCTCTAGATATCCTCTCGAATTCCATAGCTGCAAACTTACGAGCTTTCTCATCTTTTCGAACCTCAGTCATTACTATCATATCTCGTTTAGCATTGAGTTTCTTAAGTTCTTCCTTATAGCGTTTAGTAAGCTTTTTAAGGTTCGCATCCACAAGGTCTGTAGCTATCTCAATATCCATATGTGGAATAGCTCTTGATAAATCATCTATAGTCGTTGGTTTTAAGTTACTTACAATACCAATACTATCTTTTGAAAAATCATGACGTTCAAACATTTTTAAAGCTTCTTCATCAGCCTTTAATATATCCCTATTAATTGTAATCATTTCATCATCTTTCATCTTTATCACTCCTTTTTGGCACTGAAAGTAATTTCATCAGCGTAGTCTTTTTAATAAGATAAACCTGTTCAGTATCTTCAACATACGGAAGGTATATAACTTCTGAACCTTCTGGTAATATTTTTGCTAATCTGTGCTCAGCCTCTTTTGAACCAACAACGAAATAATGCTTTTTACTAAGTCTTTCAAGAGTCTTTTCTATCCACTTTCTCTGTTGACGGATAGTTTCATCTGTAAAAGTTAACAACTCTTCTAAATCAGTCATCAGTAATCCTCACTTCCTGGGTCATATTTGACCGTATACTCAACAGGTGTATTATAGTGGTTACACCAGTTTTTATCCTTATCAAATGCTGCACAATCTTCTCTTCTACATAGGCGTAGAACAGGTACAGTATAATCTCCTGCTCCATAAGTAAGAGCCTTTCTCTCTTCTTTTCCTGTTAACATAGGACAGAATTTAATCTTCTTTTCCGCCTTAGAGTCTTTAGTCTGTTTTTGTTTCATCATTTTCATACTCTCCTCCCATTATTTGGCAGTCGTTAATAAACTCTGCTGACCAACGTTCTAGTTCTTCGCGTCTTCTACTTCCCATTAATTTCGCAAGAATAGCGTCATTATTTAAACAGAAAGTTGTGGCAGCTTTTGACTGGTAGTCTGAGATGTCAAACAGCTCTTTCTGTATGTTTTTCATGAGAGCTAATTCTACTTCTGCATCTGCTACTTTTCTACGCATATCTTTGAATTCATCATCATTAACGCATTTTGGACCGTGTTCTTCTAAATATTTAAACATTAATCTACGTAGACCTGACGTTTCAGATTCAATCTCATGAGTCTTTCTAACAATATAATCAAGCATAGCGTTCTCACAAGCTGATGGCTCATATTCTGCTGCTAATCCACCGTCTTGCTTAATAGCTAAAGTAACCCAAGGTCTTGTTTCTGTGTATGCGTATTCGAATTTATCTAATTTAGTCATTTTCCTCCTCCTTATAACAAATCATCAATCGTGAAATAATCAATTGTTTTACCATCTAGCTTCTTATCATTTGTTTTTGAACTAACAGTCCCCTTTTCTAGGTTATTAGGTTTCACGTCAACAGTCCCTTCTGCTAAGTTATCTGTAGCTGTTACGTCTGGCATTATAGAAGCAACGCAATCGTTTTTGTTAATGTATGCAATGCCGTATTTTTCATTAAGCTGCTTTTTAATGTCTTCTTTATTGGATTTACCCAGGGTCTTAATATGGAATCCCTCATTTAATACACTAGAGTTTTCTCTTTCTAGAGTTCCAATCATAGTGCTAACAGTGTCAATTTTAAGGTTTAATTTTTCCATATCTTTCTCAAGTACTTCTAATTCTTTGTCTAAAAAAGCTTTAATTGCAATATAATCTGCTCGTTTCATATGTTTATCTGTCCTCCTATGTAATACGAAAAATTGAGAGTACATAATAGAGTAAAAATCTATTGCTCTTCTTGTCTTTTTCATATTATTCTCAAGTTTTTCTAATTCATTAAGTAAAAAAGTTTTTGTTGCGAGATATTCTAAATAGTTCATATATCCTCCTATGGATAAAAAAAAGAAAAAGAAATAGCGGATTTTACTCCACTACTTCTTCAGTTTCGTTAGACATATTGTCTTCATTCATCAATTCTAAACATTCCATATCATCGATGTTACTATTTTCATCGTAATAATCGTCTTCTGCTAATCTCTCAGATTCGTGTTTTTTGTTAGCTAGTGAAACTCCTGCAAATGCTCCAAGTCCCATACCTACTGCTCCTGCAATAAGAATGTTCTTATGAGCTTTCACAGAGTCTTTTAACTTTTCAAAAAACCCTTTTTCCTCAACATTAACATTTTCTGTTTTTACGTTTTCCATATTAACCTCCTGATTTTTGTTTAAATTCTTATTTGACTTTGACATAATTTTGTCCTCCTTTTCTATTATACACATTGTAAAAAATGTATATTATTCTAAAAACCACCAAATAATTAACATAGCCACAGCCCATAAAGAGATAAGGAATACCACTAAGTCTTGATGAATCAGAACTAGAACAAACTCAAATATCCAACCTACAACTCCTGCGAATAGTAATAAGACTATAAACACCGATATAACATTTAATAATATATAACTAATCTTTTCCCAATTCATTTTTATTCTTCTTTCTCCTCTTTTTCCTTAATTCCTCCTAGCACAACCAATAAAACTAAGATATTAACTAATATAATAATCATACCTAATGTTGCTACAAATGCTGCCAATGATGTCAGTAATAATTTAACCATGGCATACACTAAAACCGATGTAAAGAATACAATATTAAATAGTATCCATAAAGCTAATACGTTACTTGTCTTCATTTTCTTTCTCCTTTTTAATAGTCAATTGATTCACTTGCACCGAGATATTGTGGGCGATATTCTCCAGTATCACGGTCATAGTGCATTAATGTAAGAAGCACACCAAACTTATTACACACATCCACTAATTCACATGATACTGATGTTAAGCCCGTAACATATACTGTTAGAGCCTTAACACCCTTACGCACTCGAACGAGACCATCATCCCAATAATCAACACCAACTTCATTCATAATAAAATTGGAAATATGATTGCTGATAGCTTGATAATCAAACATATCCTTGATGTCTTCTTCAAAGATATATTTAGAGACAGGCATCTCATGTCTGCCCCTAATCAAGCCCACTGTTAGATTCTTCATTTTCTTCATTGTCTTCTTTCTCCTCTTCTTTAATTACTGTATATTTTACTGATAATACATATTCTTTTTCTTTTGTTACGCCTGTTCCAGAAAAGACTTTTACCTCTCGATGTGTTCCAACTGATAAGTATGGCTCAAATGCTAATTTATCGAGAATACCCTTATCTACAAACTTATTAAAATATGTTGGGTTTGTGTATACCTCCAAATGTTCCTCTTCATAGAAGCAGTTTTCTTCATAACGTCTTATATTATCGCTTGGGCGTGCGGATATATTAAACTGCATGAGTGCTGTAGGTGGCAATAAAGGCTTTAATAGAGCAATCGAATCATAAGGTTTGTGGGGTTTCATGCTTTCGTATTGTCTCTCGCTGACCATATCAACGTATAAAATGACCTCATTATATGTTTTATCCAATCCTAGACGCTTTACAACCCAAATATAACTACCATGAGGCGTATCCACACCAAAGAAATAATTTTCTCGGTCTTTAGGTAAGAACTTCAAATCCATAAGTAGTGGTGCGTCAGATAGCTTTTCTGTTAACTGCTTAACATATGCAGATTTTAAATGAAATAATTTGACGAATTCTTCAAGGCGTAAATATTGATGTACGACTAAACTGTCTATATCTACTGCAATATCATTCAATTTCAAATCCTCTCTCTTCTTCTTTTCATTATAAATATTCATAAGTTCTACCAATGTTGTTGCTTCTGACTCATATTTACTCATTCTCATCTTCCTCCTTTTCATAACTATATTTTGTAGGTTCTTGATTGTGTCTGAAAGATTCATACCATCCTCCTTTTAAATATTGCCATAATGTATGATGTGGATAAATACCAACACATTTAAATCCGTTAACTTCCATTCCAACTTTAAATGTTCTTTCACCTCTCATAATTTCTGCATTAGATAACCCTGCAGATAATTTCTTTAAGACGAATGGTGAATTAACACCTTTTGATAAATTTCCTTTTAATCCCATGTTTCTATACCTCCAGTTCTACCATAAGGATTCCATTATCTTTTACTTTGTATGAGAATGACAATACAGAGTCGTCAAATAAACCACTAATGTCATTACCCCATAAAATCTCATCTAATGCCTGGTCCACATTTTCAGGGCGTTTCTGTTTTCTAAACCCTGTAACGTGAGATGAGATAGTATTATTTTTCAGTTTATGAATACTAATATAAACGTTTTCTACCTCGTCGAAATCTGTATACACACAAGCACACTGATACAACACCTCATATACAGAAATCTGATTTGCATATCTGTATGTGAACGGTCTGAAGTATGGTAATAGATTACTTCTATCTCCTGTTATGAAGATAGGTGTGAATTTCTCACCTTTAAATTCTTTAGTAGTGAAGATTCTGTCAAACACACCCGGGTCTAACTCACCTTTTTCTAACATTCCACCATTGAAGTTAACACCAACAAATGTGAAAACATTCTCTTTGTCATCAAGCCCAAAACTAATTTTTAAGTATTCATCTAAAGCAACTTTGTTCTTTTCTACATATTCTTTAAGATTAACATCTTTCATATTATTTTCTCCCTTATAAATTGTATTTTTTAACCAACGCTTCTCGAGCTTTGTCTTCCTTTAAACATATATAAGACACACCTTTTATACCTACTAGTTTTCCATGTTCCTCGCACTCTTTTCTAATAGGACAATCATCACAAGGCATACCGCTAAAATGTGATACAAGATAATCTACCAAGTCGTATTTATTAAGTTCCATAACTACTTTTTCTCACTTTCTGCTCTACACTCACTAATAAACTCTGTTAAGTCAAATTTCTTAATAGCATATATCTTCCCTGGGTCATTAATAAAATATGGAGAGTATATAATACTTGCTTCATCTCGGACAGCACCTTCTGGTAATGCTTCGATTAACATATGTTTAGTCTCCATTGAACCAACATAGAAATCGTACTTTCTAATAATTTCTAAAAGCATTTTTTCTTCGTATTCCGCCAACATACGTTCAATTCTATCAGCGAAATCTTTTGTTGTTTCAGCGTTCACCATCGTAAGAGCCTTTGTTGTTTTAGCGTCTGTCATTTTTTATCCTCCTATAAACTCTTAATTATTAAATATATAAACATTATTATTTGTATACCGAATAATGCAATAATAAACCAAATAATATTTCTAGCGAAGTTATACACACTTTTAACCGCATTAACATTACTCTTAACCGTATTAACTCGCATCTTACCATCCATAATAAAGTTGTCAACCTGCTCTTTAGATTTGCCAATACGAGTCAAACCTCTACCAATCTTATCTTTTAAACCGCCAAAACATAATATTGACCATCCAATACGTTTTATTGATAAACCTAATACTGTGAAGAATCTTCTAATAGACATGGCAATCATGATAATAGAAAACTCAATACACATAATCATAAGTACTATAAATAACCATTCAGCTCTCATGTTTATCCAATTCCTTCTTAATCATTTTAAGTGTATCTCGTATTGGTTGGTCCATGCGGTCTCCTAGATTTAGTAAGTCGTCCAGAGGTAAAGTTTGTGCAGCTTTGTAATACATACTAGCTAATTGCTCGATTCGATTTCCAAGATACGCTACCTGACCATCGTGTAACATAATATGTTCTCTTGTGTATTTCTCTACTTGAGGCTTCACAACAACCTGCAACTCGTGTAAAGTCTTTACATCATAGCTCTCTAAGACTGTATTATATTTCTTAGTACCAACGATTCTAAGTTTGTATCTATCAGCAAACAAAGTCCCGTTCTTAGCATAGATATTAACTCTACGCGTGCCAATACCAAATATATCATGTATGTCTTTCGACGTACCCTTAAATATAACTTTTTCTTTTACTGGTTTAGTATCTACTACCTCATAGACAAGAACTGTATTAAATTCCTTAGGTCCTTTAGTTAAGCCAGTAAGGAATTTGTAATCCACGGCATCATAATCAAATCCGATAGGAATTTCTACTACCTTATAGCGCTTTTTATACATACTTTTCTGACCTGCTGTGTAGATTCGCAACGCATCTCGCTTAATACCTAAGTGGTTGCAGATTTTTTCAGTACTCCCTTTCTTCACAATTTTACCTGTTTTAGTGTCAAAGATAATGTAGAATTTATCTAGTTTAGTCTTTTCTAGATTTGATTTTAATAATTCCTTTACGTCTGTATTTTTGTTTTCCATATTATTTCCTCCTTAATATGTATATTTTACAATCTGTTAAAAATTCTTTTACTGTTTGTCCTGTGTATCTATATGCCCTGTCATCGATATAAAGTTGAGCAGGGATTTTTCTATTTGTGATACCAACATAAGAACAATCTGTAAAAAACTTTGTCTCAAACGGTAAGACCTTTGCCCTCATAATAAAATCTTGCTTATCCCACCATTCTTTTATCTGTCCGGGGTCTCTTGTAGATATAATCACACAAGGAATTTTCATAACTAGTAAGGTCCAGATTAACTCCATTATGTCTTTATTAAATTTGTCATAAATAGAACCATCTTTCCAACCCTCTGAATATCTATGAATAACACCATCAAAATCGAAAGCGACTACTTTTCCAGGTTCTAATTTTAAGTTATACGGTTTTGCACTCATTATTTCTTATCGCTCTCTTTCTTTGTATAATATTTATACTTATCTTCCTCGAATCTTTTCTTGCAACGGTCAACCTTATATTGCATCATACGACTCCATTCAGATTCGCTATAATCAAGTAGTGTACGTATCTGTTCAATCATAATCGATACGTCAACCATCTCTTCTAGAAGATTAGCCCTTACTTTATCACTGCCAGGATATCTTAGAATCTTATTAGCTGCTTGGACGAGTTCACCAGACTCCTCCATTAATAGTCTAAGCCTATCGTTTGCCCCGTAGTAATTAACCATTGCCTCAATCTGTGCATGTTCCGGCATTTCCTCTGTCATCTCCTTCACCTTTTCGTCCACTATTTTTTGCATATCTTCTTTGTTGAATCTAACTGCAGCAACACATGCAACAGGTCTTACTGGTCGTAGCATTTCCATTTTTTCATATACATCATCTACAATGAATACTTCATTAGTAGGGAATATATCACCACTTTCACATGATGCCATGTCATTAGCAATATATCTATCCATTTTATTTAACGCTTTGATAATTGCATTTCTGCTCACACTATCATGACATGACTCCTTTTCGGCACATAATTTCATAAAATCATCTTTTGACTTTTCTTTAATTTCGTTTTGAACACTTATATCGGCTAATTCATGTGTGAATACTGGTCTACCAATAAGTTTCTCAACATAGTCTTGGAAAACTTCAAATTTATCACCGGTTAGCATACACGTTCCTGTATACGCCATAATAATTGCTTTTTCTCTATCTGTCATTGTCTATTGCCTCCCTCTTACAACTATTCTTCTATACAAATTTTTAGCGCATAACGTAAGAACTCCAAATCATTTTTAGTTACGTTTCTAATTTTATTATCATCATCCCTATAATAGAATGTATGTGATAAGTCCATAACACCATCGAGTGCCGCTTTTACTCCACGTACACCGTGTACATTGAGTATAGCTCTCACGATATCATCGAGTTTTTCATAAGTTATAAAATTATCTGGGAAGCCGCAAATATCTGCTTCCTTACCAATCTCACATAAGTAATAATAAATATAATCAGTTGTATGCTCCTTAAAATCCAATTCGTTTAATTTTTCCAAAAGTTTCTCTTTATTCATATTGTTCTCCTCCTAATCAATACTATTTAATACATTTTTATAGAAAGGTCTCATAAGACCCTGTCTAAAAATAGCGATATCCTTAAGCAATTCCTTAGACAAATAAATTAATTCTCCACGTTCTGGATATAATTCCTTGTTTTTAATGCTAGATAATCCTAAGACAACATCAATCATTACTCTGTATAAATCATTTAATTTCACAATAGTATCCGCGTCAATATCCTCTGGATAAATTGTGATACGCATATAATCTTCTAAGCAATCTTTGTATTCCTCTCTAAAGTCTGAATAGCTCTTTTCTCTCATGTTTAAATTTGTTTCGTACATATTAATTTTTCCTCCTTAATTAAATCCATCCGTTAATACCCATAAGGTATAATGTGATAATCATCAGCAATATAGCACAAAGTAAACAAGCTCCACCAATTGACGTGAATGGAGCCGCTAGAAAACTAACAGCGCACAATGCCCCGCTGAATACTAAAAAGATTAAAAATAATAATGCCATATTTGTTATCCTCCTTTTATATGACTCGAAAAAGAAAAAAGAAAAATAAGTGCAACCCCTTAAAAGATTGCACTTAAGCCTTGTCCTAATAAGAAGAACATTAAGACTAATAATACGATTGCTATGATTACAGCCCACTTAACGACTGCTTTCATTACACTCCAAATTTCTGTCATAATATATCTCATACTAGTTTCCTCCTTTTTCTATTATACGACTTGTAAAAAATGTAGAAAAAAAAGAAGAGGAATTAACCTCTCCTGTTAATCAGATAAATACCTAACCCTACAGATAACATTACTGCTCCTGTAATCGCAAGATGCTTTTTGTTTAACTTTCTTTTCATAGTAATTCTCCTCCTTTTTCTATTATACACGTTGTAAAAAATGATAAAAAAAAGCAATGGGTTTTACCCCACTACTTCTTTGGTTTTGGAATCTTTTCTAGTAGATTATGTTCATCCACCAGTATATCAATTAAGTCCATGAACCACATAGCGGTAATACATACACCGTATGAGGCTATCCCGATACTTAATAATATAATTAATAAAGTTAACATACTAGATTTCCTCCTTTTTCTAATATAGCCCTTGTAAAAAGTGGGCAAAAAGAAAAACCGCAGATTTTTTATTTCTGCGGAATTTCGATTAGTGATTCCATTATTTTATTTGAACCTTCTCTAACGCATAAATTCGAGATGAACAAGAACACTACCGTTCCTAACACTGCTCCTACTACATTAGATTTTTTCATATTAATTTCCTCCTTTTTCTATTATACACGTTGTAAAAAATGATAAAAAATAAGAGGAAGATTTTTAGTCTTCCTTATAAAATACTTCCTGAATTCCCAACGCGGCACATACTGAAGCACAGCCAGTAGCTAATGCTCCTAATCCTAATAAACCGAATCCTTTCATAACATTAATAAGTTTTTCTTTTTTCATACTAAATCCTCCTTTTCTATTATAGAAGCTGTAAAAAATGAAAAAAATAAGAAGGAAGATTTTACTCTTCCTGCATATTAGTTATTTCGCTATTCATATCTTCAGCAATTACGCCTAATGACGCAATTCCTAATACGATAACTCCTAATCCTACTAATACATATAATAACATAAACAATTCCTCCTTATTATTTCTTTTCTAATATAACCCTTGTAAAAAATGTAGAAAAAATAAGAGGAAGATTTTTAGTCTTCCAAATACTTCACATGGTTAACATATACCTCTTTGCAGTCTTTTACACCTGCTTTATGTCCTAATAAATAAGACACTAAGCAAGCAATAACACTTACTGCTAAAAGTCCCATAACCAATGCTACTGTGTATAAATTAAATTCCATAATATTTCCTCCTATATTTTCTATAATATACATTGTAAAAAATGTAGAAAAAAATATAGGAGCTGTCTCAAGCTTTATTTGTCGAAACAGCTCACTGTGTACGCACCAAAAATGGCTGATGCTACCAAGAATACATATCTCAATTGTAACAAGATATTTAACTTTTCTGTCATACTCATACTATTTTTCCTCCTTTTAAGTATGTATTTCTATAATACACGCTGTAAAAAGTGAAAAAAAAATAGAAAGTGTAGACGAGTTCGAGTCGTCTTCTCCGGAAGTATTCCGGTGTTTTAAACACATAAACTATACTCTTTCTATTATAGCACTTGTGAAAAATGTAAAAAAAATAGAAAGTGTGTAAGAGGGATTCGAACCCTCAATCTCCAGACTTTACTCTGGCGCTTTAACCAATTAAGCTATTCCATACTTTCTATTATAATACTTGTAAAAAATGTAGACTATTTCACAATCTTGTTATAAGTCTTCTTTGAGCAGTTTCCAGTTACTGGTACAATACCATGCTTCTTTTGGAAGTCTTTAACTTTTGCAACAGACTTCTTGTAATAGTCGCCGTCTACATCATCACCCTTAAATCCAACCTTCTTCTGTACGAATTTAGTAAGATGTGGTTTAGATTTACGAGTTTCGATAGTTAACTTAGCGTTAATAAACGAATCCTTAGTATTTTGACCTTTAATTCCGTCTACCTTAAGGTTACCTTTTTTCTTACCTAAGTCTTTGTTGTAGGCAATCTGATACTCTTCAACTGTTTTAGAGTATTTAACCGCTACTGTAGTCTTAGCCTTAGCAGGTTTAGATGTCGTAGTCTTAGATACCGCAGCAGCTTTAGGCTTTGGTGGTGTGACAATAGGTGCTTTCGCAATAAACTTTCTACTACCACCTGATGTAACCATAACAGTATGACCCTTGGTCTTAGTACACAATACATCACTATCCAATAACCCTGAACCATTTGTCAAGTTAACCTTATTGGTAACGTCTGTGAAATGACCTGATTTAAGTAATACGTTCTTAAGAGAAGATGTGTTGAAATCCGGTAATTCAATACCCGCCACATAAGCACAAGCACGAATTAATGCTGAACAATCGGTCTCAACCTTTTTCTTAAGACCTTTAATTGATTTACCGTTTTTTCTCAATTCCTCAATTAATGTATCACGCTGAGCCTGGTCGTAACCAATGTAAGCTGAAGCACAAGCGTCTTTCATTGCCTGACACATTTTGTTAGCCACAACATCTTCTTTAGGTCTTAGTACAATCCATCCCTTAGAATGTTTGTAGTAAGGCTGAGTGGAAAGTTCTCTACCAGTCTGGTCTCCTGCCTTACCACCAGAAATCTTACCACGTTCGTCACTTCGAGCGCTTCCTATGATAATTTTTGTCATATTTTATCCTTCTCCTCTCTAATTAAAATCACCTTTATTGTAAAGGTCCATATATCTCTCAAGAATAATTCGAGTATTTATGGTTGTCTTATTGTTGATATAGTCTGGGTGAGCTTGACAATAACGATTATAAGCTGTGATATCATCTAAAACCAAGTCATAAGCCTCCTGGTTTAATCGATGCGTACCCTGACTTACTTCATTACCGAAAGAGACTATCCTACGTTTGATAGCCTCTATTTCGATAAGTTCTAATCTCTTATTAAGTGACTCGATTTCCTCATTAGTTTTAACGAGAGTCACCTCAAGTTTTGCGATATTCTCATATAGTGATTTATGGATAATACCTGATATAGACTTGAGTAAACTTGTCCAAGGATTAATCTTGATTGGTGCAATTTCGAATATGCTACCCACTATAATCCATAAGACTACCCCAGTCCTAAGTAATCCATTTAAATCGAAACCCATACGTATGAATTCGTCGAAAAAGTCTCTTAACGTCATGCGTAGCCTCTCCTATTCTTCGCCGTTAGATTCTGCTTCACTATTAGTTTCTAAGAAGTGTTTTACAGTCTCATATGCTCCTACAGATGCCCAACCTGAGCACCCACCTACTAGGATATTCTCAATAGAGACGCTACCTTTAGATACTAGATATGCAACGATACCAATAATACATGTTAAGGGTGGGATATACTTGTTTGGAATCTTTTCGAAATAAGGTGAATTCTTAATTAAGAATCCGACAAGTACACAGAAAAGCATGATTGTTGGTGATAAATACTGTTCTAAGTTCATTTTGAATTCCTCCTATTATTTCCCGTCTGGGTTTTCTGTTTGTTCTGCAGCATTCTGTTCATTTAAAGATGCTAATAATTCAGATTTCGTATAAGTTAAGCGTTCGTACTGAATACAATTTTCATCAATTAATTCAATTGACACTTTTACGACATCATCTCTTCCAAGAAGACCACCAATACGTGAATAGAGATATGAGTATGCTGCGTCCTTGCTAGTAAAACCCTTGTTGCTACTTGAGATAGTATTATTAATGTCCTTCATAATTGTTGTAATATAATAGTTCATAATTTAGTCCTCCTATTATTCCTCTTCTGGGAATTCTTCTTTAATTTCCTTTTGTAAATGTACCTGCTCCTGCATTTGTATAAAATGTGTTGTTTACTATGTCATACAATCCTACTTCATTATCACTATTTCTATAGCAAGGTATGAAATGCCTTTTTTCTATATTATTATTAGTTATTATTAATTCTCCGATACGACCAACAAAGTAACTTGTGTCATTTGCTCTTCTAAATATATTTAAAGACGAATTTACACCTCCACCATAATAACTTGTTGTTTTTAAATTTCCATCTACATATATTTCACCATCTTTATTAAGTACTATCGTACTGTTATCATATCCACTTTGATTAAAATGAGCAGCATTACCTGTTGCGAAATATTTATAATATGTTCCACTTTGTTGAACTTGCAATATTATTAATTGATATGTTCCAGTTCCGGCTGAAATTATTGCAGCATCATTATCAACGCTAGAAGTAATATTTTTAATTTCAAATTCATCATTTTGAACCGGTATATATCCCGTATCAATATATTGTGTTCCTGTACTCTCTATATAATCTATTTGTGTATATCCATAAGGTAGTTCTCCTTGTTTACTTTTCCACACCAACACACCACCTTTATATATCTTTTCTATTGGTGTTGAGCCTTTATATATTGCACAAATTGTTTGATTACCTTTCTTTATCATACCTATTCCTCCTCTGGTATATAATAATAGGTATTTGCGTCTTTTATTGCTAATGCGTTATATTCTGCTTGAGTTAGTGTTACCGTGTTTGCTTTACCGTCTAATAAATTATCTGTTTCGGCTTTGGTATATCGGTTATCAATTTGCGTCTGTAGCTCAGCGGCAACATTCTCTCTTGCTGTTGATTCCTCACCAACTAAATCATCAGTCTCAGCCTTAGTATATCTGTTGTCAATCTGTGTCTGTAAATTCGTGTCAGCGTCTTCTCTAGCTGTCTCCTCAGCCTCAATAGACTCTTGCAAGTCTGCATCTGCATTAGTTCTAGCTTCTACCTCGTCGTCAACACGTTTCCCTAAAGCTGTATCCGCATTGGTTCTAGCAGTACGTTCCGCGTCAAGAGCTGCTTCAGTTGCAGAAGTCTTGCTATTTAGCTCATTTTGAATTTCTCCCTTAGCGTCTCGAATCTCTTTTCGCATGTCCGCTTTGACAGTTCCAATCTCAACAAGCCTTACAGTACCATCTTTAGACAGCACTACTTTGTCAGTATCCTTAATAGTGTCAACTACCGGATACGTAGAAATATTTTTTGTTGCCATTAATTTATCCTCCTTAGAAAATTATCCAATACGCTCCCACATGTAGAACGTATCATAGAAAGGGTCATTCATTATCTGGTTATTCACAGTTTGTAATCCTTGGTCCTTAGCACCACCCCAGACGACGCAAACTCTATCCTTAAACGAATCCGTTTTAGTTAAACCGAAACCGGTAGATTCTGGTTTAGTATATCGGATAGGGATATAGTTTGTACCTCTCTTAGCGCCTGCATCGTTAGTAACCGCTCCAGACCCAAATTGTAATGTTTTTGTAATACCTGGTAACGGGTCACCAAACGTAGCAAAGTCAACTGTATATGTTCCTGGATTTAAATAGAAATATCTCCAGTTATCTCCGTAGTATGCAGCGCCATAACGAACATGTGTAGGTTGGTTAATCGTGAATGTGTCATGTTCTCTATACTTGTCTACATATGTCGCACATTTATCGGTTACAGCCTTAAGATACGTATCCTCAAGTCTTTTCCAGACACCGCCACCAAACAACTCATTTGGCGGTGTTGAGAGTCTTGAGATATAGACTGACCCAACAGGATATATTAATTCCATAAGCCATTCCTTCTTTATAGTAAGCTTACCAGGCTGTGCCAGAGCCCCTAATCCGACCCCATTCTCAATGATGTTAATCTCAGTAAATGTGTTAGAGATGGAGCTTCGAGCCTCATAGGTTGTGAACATATCTGTTAACACAACTCGTGTGGTATATGGTTTATCCGGAGCAAAGTTAATATCCGTGATTAACTCATCTGTATTAACCTCCATACCACCACCAGAACCCATATCAGCCCAAGTACCGTCATCTAGCATATACTGTGTCTTGTATGTGATACCATATCCCTCAATACCAGTCATTTCAGAGCTATATCTGATAGTGTTAATCATACAGTTACCATAATCCTCATCAACGGTGCCGTCAGCATTCGCACGTAGAGACTTAAATATCTCAATAAATGGTCTCTTGTATTCTAGAATGTTGACATTAACCGTCGGTCCTGTAGTAGTGAATCCTCGAGAGTCAGTAACCGTTGCCTTAACCCCTATTGTCCCACTATATGGCACATTCGGAATCGTAACATTAGCCCCACTATAATTTGCCGGACCTATTGTTAGAACGCAACTTCTCAAAGACGCTCCGTATTTAAATGAGTAAGTAACCGCGGCTTTCAGAGTCGATACTGATTGCACGTAAACCCCTAATGCGGCAGTTTGAGGATGCTCATTACTAACTGTCGGAGTACCCACAACCGGTCTAGTATCTCCGTTATTAGGCATTTTGAGGGTTATACCACATGTCTTACTACCAACGTTTGTGCTACCATTATATGTGGTAACTGTGATAGTACATCCGTTTGAGGTAGAGCTGCCTAACCCACTAAACAAGTCATATGGCGGTCTCCATATGCATGACGCACCAACACCCGTTGCGATAGTACCAGACTTACCGGCAAAGCTATAAGTTACTGTATGTGTAAACGAGCTACTAGCCCTGTTAGTATTGATGGTAATATTAGTATTCACATCGGCTGATGACGGACATGTTGGCTGTGATGCTCTAGCAATATTTGACAGTTTAAGTGAGCCTGAGCCAGAGATAGTCCCTAATGACGTTCCTGACCATGTGATAGCTAATTTAATACTAGCACTGAAGTTAATCGACTTAGTGCCATCGGCATTATGGGCTACTGTAAGGGTCTTAGAAAGTAATGTCTTATTCCCAGACCCTCCAATACTCCCGGAACCACTATATTTGGTTCCATTAATAGTCATAGACCAAGATTTCGATGCCGAAGACGAAACATTATTCGGTCTATGTAAAGTTAAAACCGCTTTAACAGTAGAAGTGTTATTGGCAACTGATGTGCCAGTTTCTGTTACTGCTAACGTCCCGTACGGTCTTGACCCACTCTTTCCAAATGTAATAGTTGCCATTTATTTCTCCTTATTTGTAATCTTAATATCGAACGACCCATTTGTTCTAGGCACGACATGTAGCATCTTGTTTGTATCATCTCGTGTAATCTTTAAGTCATAGTAGAATACACCTGACATGATATAGAGCTTCTTATTTGATACATATGCCACCTCAGAACCGTTGTCAATGAATGAAATTCGGTCATTACGAATTAATAGCTGAATATTTGTTGAGATACCAGACTTAGACCCAATAAGCAATCCGTTTGGACCATATTCGAAATAGTCATCATATAACGGAAACATCTGACTAATAGCAGAGTTTGCCTCATCTAAAGCCTCTTGAGTATTTGCCTGAGCAGCCGCCAACGCTCCTATGTCATCAGACTGAGACTGAATGTCTTTTTGGATTAATCCATTCTCAAGCTGTCGTGCATAAGCTTCATCTGCCAAAGCTTCCTCAAAATCTTTAGCCGACTTAACTATTCTATCATTAACTCTCTCTTCCAAATCGTTAACATTTGTCTGAACCTCAGCAACTGACTCTTGTAGAGCCTCATCTATGTCTAGCATAGAATCATACCAGTCTGTAGGGTACACTCCACGCTCCATTTTGAATCCACCGACAAAGACGCTACCCTGGCTACTAGATGAGATATTCGACACACTACACCACATGAGATTCTCAATGTCACTAGCTAAGTAAGTAGTCAAGCTAACTCTGTGTATCTCAGTGTCAAGTAGCTCAACCATCGCATCCTCTTTGTCACTATGGTAAGGGTCTTCTGTGTTGAGCACACCTGAGAACGACAATCTATCACCAGGATTACCTCTACAGTAGAAACTAAATGTGTACCAACCCTGAGATGCTTTCTTTCTAGCAGGCGGTTGGATATATTGTGAGACAGGTAATTCTATAAATGAGACGTCCTCATCTATATCAGCTAAGTTGACAATCTCTTTGTTAAACCCTGTATACTCACTATACCATGGAGTACCTATATCATCTGAGTTAACAGGTAACGTACGAGTGTCATTTATTAGGTTCTCATTTCGCACTCCTAATGTGGCACTCTCAGCTAATGAAGTCATGGTGATGCGATGGACACCCCATTCGTCTCCAGAACGAGACGTGAATGAGAATCGTATTTTCTTAGTACCAGACATAATACAAGTCTTAGACTGAGATGTGTTAAGGAATTGTACACCAGTAGGATTTCCTTCTAAGACGTAGTTATATGTAGTAGAGTCATCAATTGTGACTTTGTTTTGCTGTCCGTCAAAGATATCTCCAGTCCCGATAAGCGTGTCATTCTCATCATAAAACATTACCGTACATACTGGGTTCTGTTGAGTATTTCTGTGAGCAAATATTAACTCAATCAGGTATCTCTCGCCAGGTCTGATAGTTATAAGTTCATTGGTAATTAAATCCTTAGCCACGTTATCTGGTTTAATACATATAAGCCCATTTATGTTGGTTAACTTCCCATTTTGAAAATTTGAAGTACCATCTACAAGCGAGCCGTTGAGCACCATGTTGTTAAATACCTGTCCGTTCTTACCGCTAATACATACTGGATTAGATTCAGAACTAGACCCATTCTTGTACTCAAATAAAGTCTTCTGCCAGATATATTTCGTACTATCCCAATCTGGTGGTGTCTCAGACCATTCCCCACCCTCTAGAGTTGTGCTACTAGTTGAGTGGTAATATATGGTCTTTGAGGCTATGACAGTATTACCCACATATTCCTCGATAGTCTGACCTGTATGTAGAGTAAATGAGGATGCCTTGACGTCAAGCTTACCATCTCCAAAGAAGATATGAGGACCCTCAGAACTACCTAAGCCGAAAGTGCTTACCGTCTCTTCATTAGTACCAATAGTATCTCCGTTTTCGTCAATCAGGATAAAACCTTCTTCGTCGCATAATCCTTCTTCCATTAGACTAGTACCTAGATACAAACCCTCAGCCGCATCGTTATAGTATTTCTTGAGTGAGCTACGTATCGCATGTTCGTCGATAATAAACCCACCAATAGTTGCGTCGAAAGCCTGTAAATCTGAGACGTTAATTTTGTCTGCCAGAATAGATTTAGCGATAATGTGACTACCATCTAAAGCATTCTCAGTAGTCTGTTCAGATGATATTGTCTCACCGTCTGTGTTAAGTCGATAATACAAACCGTCCTTACCCTCAATCATTAACGCCTTAGCTTTGAGTGTGTTTGCATTAATAAGGTCTCCATTAATTGTGACCCCAGAAAGTTCCCCAGTAATTTTTCCGTCTCTGATAACTGCATTTATTAAGATAGATGATGTAGCCAATAACTCATCAATAACACCCGCCTTAATATTTGCTGCATCAGTTCTTAGGTAATTAGCTTGGAGTTCTGTAATCTTAGCATATGCTGCCTCAATCTCATTAGCCTTAATGTAGTCTGATTGTAAACTCTCAAGTGTAGCATACTTAGCCGCTATTGCTGAAGCTGTAATGTAGTTAGCACTAAGCTGAGCAATAGTAGCATAAGATGCCTCAATCTCATTAGCCTTGAGATATTCAGTAGTTAATTCCTTAAGAGTAGCATATGTGGCGTTAATCTCATTAGCGTCAATGTAATTCGCCTTAAGGTAATTAACCGTAATTCGATTTGCTAGTTCCTCCTCGACGTTTAAGTTATTTACGGTCAAGGAGTCATTAACGTCTAAGGTGGCAATATCTGCTTTAGTTGCAGACAAGTCAGTAACGAATAGCTTATCGAATTTAAATTTCTTACGTAAGAGACTTGTGTAATAATCTAACAATTCTCTATTAATAACGTCATTGTATTGCATATTGCCTCCTAGTCGTCATATTTGTCTATGATAGCTGCTATGGATTCTCGTGTGGCAAATGTAACATTAGAGGTACTTCCTGAACCAGAATTGCCAGAGTAACCTCCGCCTCCGCCTCCACTATATCCTGCAGAGTTATCATCACCGCGCTCTTCATCATCTCCGAATAAGGTAGCCAAGTTTGAGCTAACATTCCCGCACTTAACCTTGATGAAGTTGCTATTAGATTTCACCTCTACTCCAGAGATAATACTATTATATGTATTACCCTTGTGGATAAGAGAACATGTATTGCCAACCCTAGCGAAGTCATTAGCCTGTGGGTGGTCTTTATGCATGTCAAATGAAATCTCATGAGAATATTTAGGGACTGACAACTGCTTTTGAGCAATAGTGTCCCATATTGTCAGTGGGTTGTAATTTGGGTCATCCACTATCTCAGCTCGTAAGTTACGAATCATATAATTCATTGTATGACCTGTTACTCCTGTTTCATGAGGGTCTGGACCAAAGATAGATAAATCAATAATACTCGCTCCTGCTGTATTTTTAGGGTTAGCATTCACGATAATAACATATAGGAATACCCATTCCCCAAACTTAGTGATTCGCCAAGTACCATCTACAACACTTGTACTAATCTTATTTGTTAATTTAGTCGCTCCTGGACCACATCCGAATTTACGCATGTTAACCGCGTCGTTGTCATTCGATTTGGTCTTCTTGTCAACTATTAAACCATTCCCCTGTTCCAACCAGGCAGAACCTTCGCCCGTACCACTACTATCTGGAGATGTCGCATAAGCGTTATTTACATCCCATCTAACATCAACATAATTTTTATGATACATCCATTTATCAGTTTTGTATGATTCTGAGAATCTTATCTCAAACGAGTAACACACTGCTTTGCCATATGGAATCTCAACACCTGTACGAGCAGCATCGTTATATGTGATATTAACTCCGGTTTTAAACGGTGGCGGGTTGGCAGTTGTAGGACTACCAAATTTTATAGTAGCCATAAAACCATTTAGGCTATATAAGGAACCTGATGATATATATCCCGCAGTATACCCAAAAATTGGTCCTCCACTATAAGTCTTGATATGGTCAGGTGTAACCAAATTGGTATTATCTGTCGCATCAAATATATGACTCTTAGTCTTTATAGGCTTAGCCATTTTGACGTTTACGGCAGGGTCCTTGATTTCTTCAGGTTTGCGAATCTTAGAATCTACGTCAATGTATCGAATCTCCTGTTCTACTCTTAGGTAATTGCCCTTATCGTTGAAGATAGGTTTACCAATACAGATGGCGTTAGGTCTACCGTCCATAACAGGTCTGATATATACTTGAGCGTTCTTAATATACTGAGAATCGTCTATTACCAAAGTCCCTACATCATCTCCTGTTGTCACATTAAGTCTCACAAGCTGAAAAGCCTTAGTACCAAATGTGTCATAGGCAGGAACTAATACCTGTTTGTAGAATCTGAAAACTCGAGATATGAATGTTAGTAACGATTTAGTATTTGGGGCTGTTGGGTCTTCATATCTAAACCCTGGACCTTTGTATTGCCCATCCCCAGTTATTGCTACAGGTAAAGTTTCAGGAGTCCAACGGTTAATTACGTTTGAGATATATTTGTTAGCCGCTATATGGTCTAGCTTCTCAGTGACGTACTCATGGTCCAAATAATGTTTCAAATCTGAACAGTTAATTGTGTAGATTTCATTCTTATTCTCCATATCAATCGAAGTAATAACCCCATAATAGAATGCAGGACCATCTGCCGCATATACACCAGAAATTTCCAAATCCTTGACAATGTTAAAAGCAGGGTCTCCCATACCCATATCATTCTCAACCTTAATATCGCCAGGTCCTATTTCTCCTGATTTCCATTGATTTGTCTTTTTGTCCCCGTAGCGTACAGTGTATTTCTTATCCAGATGAATAGTCTCATGCTCTCTTGCTATACGGTGGTAATAGTTTTTATCTGCTACTAAAGCACCTCTATCATCTGCTGTAATATTACCTGCCTCGTCCACGAGAACTAAAGCAACCATATCTTCTGTCTTTCCTGTAAAATTCTTAATCTTAATGGTTGATGTAGCTATTTCATATCCGGCAAAGTTAATGTCGAAATCCATTGCCATACCAGAGTATGTAACTTCTCTAGTTGTGACATCAACTGCCACCACATAGCCAATCATACCACAACAACCTCTTGTCTCACATAGAATGAGTCATTTTCGTCAATAGCTTGACCATTAACCGTAATCTCGTATTCCTCACCGTCGCATGGACATCTAGCAATGGAGTTAGAGCCTGTGTTAATGAAACGGAAGAGGTCTGTCCCTGCACAACTAGCTTTCAAATCCATATAGTCTGAATTGTATTCAAGCTTAGAACCTGAAATAAATGCTTTGTTGAACTTGGACGTAAATATTGGTGTAGTATCACCTTTCTTAAATACTTGAATCTTAATCTCATTCGAGTATTCTTTCAAGTTAAACTCAATCTTAACAGGGAGTGTATGATTCTCACTTAGTAGCATACTATTCTTAGTATTCAGAGTCATCTTGCTACCGCTGTAATTTGTCATCTTCTCCCAAGTATACCAAGGAGTTAGTGGCGTGAATGAGATACCCGATTTAAGATAGTTATAGTTATTCTCAATCTCACCCTTGTCTATACTATTGAATTTCACTGTTCTATGATACTCTACACCATCTCTTGGACTATAGTGTAGTATAAATTTACCAATTTTTAATTTCTTTACAAAGTTCTCGAATGCCAAATACGGGTCTTCTGACTCATAACCAAAAATCATGTCATATTCTATGTTCTTGTATTCGACAGTCTCGTTAACAGTTAGTGTATCTGTACCGAACCTATATAATTCGGAATTTATTGTAACACCTAAACCACTAGGAGAGGACGCAAAAGCATCCTTCTCCATTAGGTCTAGATGGAAGTCTGTAGAACGCTGGCTCGTAAGCCAAAACTTTCTCATATATTATCTACCTACTTTCCTTTAATCTTTCGAACCTCTTCGATAATAACGTTCTGAGCCTCAGCTCGTGCAAGACGTCCTAAATCCTCAGGAGATACAGAGTTAGCATCCACAGAAATTTGCACATTGACATTTCCTATGTTTGTTCCTCCTCCATTTTGAATTCCTCCCGCACCTGCGAAAGCGAGCTGTCCCTGGATAGTACCATTTAAGTTAGTACCATGGATAGCACGCTGCATTTGGTTGATACCATCCATATCTACTACTGGTGTAATAGTTGGAGTATAAGTCATATCGTCCGTCTCTAAAGCGTTGGCTATTGTAGAGGCTAAAGTTAGTGATGAGTCTTTAATCTTATAACGGTTTTCATTCATGTTCATGACCATACCGTCAATCATTTCGCCCATCCATCTGTCAGACCAACGTAATGGTCCAATATCTGGTCTAGAGAAATGAAGAGCAGATGAAATGGCTTTAGCGACTTTCATTGCTGCAGCACGAGCTTTATCAACTGCTCTGTTTAATGCACCAGTGAAACCACCAACCATTTCGCTACCCCAAGTACCACCTTTACCTGCTAAATTCTGTAGTGGAGATGATGCGGCATTCGCAACAGCATGACCTGCTGAACTTGCAGATTTGGTCTTACCTTTAACACCACTTGCAAAGTTTGAACCCAACTTAGCACCTTTACCACCATCACTAGTCTTTAAAGCGCCAACTGCGGAACTACCTACAGCGGAACCGGCACCTTTAGCGGCACCACTCTTAGATTTAATACCTAAGACATAAGCAGCTCCTAATGCCACACCTTTACCACCATCAGATTTCTTAAGATTGCCTACTGCGGCAGAACCTAAAGCACCTGCTGATGATGCTGTAGAACCACGCTTACTAATGATGCCTAGTGCATAAGCAGCTCCTAACGCTACACCTTTGCCTTTATCAGTACCCAATAAACCGCCTATTGCCGCTCTACCAATATTTGAACCTGCAGAGGCTGTTTGTTTACTTGAGTTTCTGATACCTAACGCATAAGCAGCACCAAGAGCGGCACCTTTACCACCATCGCTCGTTACTAATGCTTGCATAGCACCCTTGGAAGCATTGGATGCGGCTGCTGAGATAACCCCTTTAGAATTAGCTAAGCCTTGAGCAAATGATGCACCTAAGATGCTGCCGATATTACCGGCTCCTCCTCCACTAGTAGATTTAGGGTCGAAAGCACTTGATGCCACATCATTAGCTGCTTGCTTAATCTTATCCTTACTATCCTTAATACCAGTAGAGAAGTTATCACCAATACCTTTACCAGATTCTTTGGCTTTGTTCTTAGAAGTGTCATTAAGTTCTAATTCCTTAGCCGCGGCTTCTAACAATTCCTTAGCAGATTTAGGAACTTTACCGTTTTTATCCTTGAGGGCATTAGTTAAGTCCTCAACAATCTTACGACCTTTCTTCTTACCTGCTTCAGAAGTGTCTTTCTTAGTCATGGCGTCATCCAACTGCTTAAGTAACTTAGCTGTATTAGCAGGAATCTTTCCTTCTTTATCTTGGATTGAATCTGCCATAGCTTGGACAATGTTATTTCCGGCTTTCCTAAATGTAACTTTAGCATCCATCTTATTAACTTTGTTCTTAAGCTCTTTGAACATTTCTTCAGCACCCTTAGGTAACTTACCTTTGTTCTTCTTCATACCATCATTTAAAGCATTGACCATATCTTCAGCTTTCTTACGCATAGCAGGGCTACCGTCGAAGTTGTTGATTACCTTATTCAATTCTCCAAACATATTCATAGTGTCGCCCACATTAAGTTTCTTGACACCATTAGTTAAGCCCTTAGATAAGCCGTCGCCAATCTTAGAGCCTGAATCTTCAGCAGTCTTAGATGTCTTATCTCCTGAATCCTTAATTCCATTTTGAAGTTTTGCCATTTCCTTCTTAAGGTCGTCATCAAGACTCTTATCCTTAAATCCATCAGAGATACCATCTGCTGCTTTCTTACCAATATCGTCACAGGCTTTCTTAAGCTTACCACCGACACCTGGAATAACACTCAACACCTTACCTAATAATCCAAACACGCCCTGGACAATAAATCCAAGGATAGCACCTAGTAACCCACCAAGAGCTCCTAGAATGTGTCCTCTGTATTTGTTAATGGCATTTGTGATACCAGAGATTAGAGATAAGATTAATACAGTACCTGCCTGTACGAATCTATGAACATTCTTAACGATTCCTGCTGCCATCTGGATTACCAGGTTCGCACAAGCTGTAACTAGCTGTGGAGCTTTAGAAGCAATCTGGTTAATCATGCTCGTAAATGAGTCTAACATCGGTTTGATGTTAATCTTCTTGGCTGAACCGTTAAATTTGTTAAATGCTGTAGATGCTACGCTAATTAATTTAGCCACACTTGAACATGCGATTCCGAATGTCGCAAATGTTGCTGACAAGGCAAGTAAACCTACGGCTGCTCCTGTACATATGCTACCAATACCTGCCGCGGCTAACATGGATACAACAAACGCTCCCATGCCAACTGCGATGGTTGTGAGAGAAACTCCCTCAATAGCACGTAAACCTACAGCGAATCCTAGGAATGCCACAGATAGAATTCCCATAGACGTAGCCATAGTAACCATGTTAGTTGATGCTACACCCAATGTCTGAGCAACGGCTGCAAAAGTCGCTATAACACCTACGAATGATGCAACTGAAACTATGATAGTTCCGAGGTTAACACCTTGCATTAATGTTAATGCCATTGAGAATGCTGTAAATGATGCAGATAATGCCATAACTGCCAATGATACATTTGTTAACTTCTTAGGACCTACACCCTTAAGTTGTGTAAGAGCTCCTAAAGTAGCCATAATCGCTACAAAACCGCCCATAGAAGCAACAATCGTGTTAACTGGAACTGACTGACAAACTTTCATAGCAAGCATCATAACTGAGAATGCTCCTGCAAGAGCTAACATAGCGTTAGAATTGTCTTTGAGCTTACGGTTATTTATCGTGTTGACATAAGCCCACATGATAGCCATAGCTCCTCCAACACCAATAAGAGACTTAATCATATTCTCCCACTTCATAGCACCTATAATACGCATAGCTACACCTAGTAATATCATCGATGTTGCTATCTTAGTAAATGATTTTGACGTTTTCGATAAGTCTGTTGAAGACGTAGCGTTAACGAATAACGCAACACCAGTACCTATCATACCTACCGCCATAGCACCCTGATTAAATACCTGCATATCCATTTTACCGAATAGACGTACTGCTGCATACATGATAAGCAATCCTTCTGCAAGCTTAATCATAGCTTTAGATGTGCCTTGAATGTCCATAGGAAGTCTACTTAGGTTATTAATCATGGTAAGGGCTGTAATAAATCCTACCATACCCATAGCAAATGCTGCTAGACGAGTAGAACCAGTGACAAACATCTTATGGTCAATCTTAGCAAACAGTTTAACTGCTGTTGTCATGAGAATAAACGATGCACCTAAGAGTAGCATTTGTTTACCGACTTTAGATGCTGCTTTTGTATTAATCTTAATACCGTCCATCTTATTGGTTATGATAGATAAGTCCTTAGTAAGGTTAATGAAGATTAGGAATAATCCAGAAAGTAGAGCTAAACGCACTAAACCTGTTCTGAATTGGTCAACCTTCAAGTCACCTAACTTAGCAACAGTGCCTGCTAAAGATTTCATCATTACCGCAATAGCTAATGCTGTAAGTCCTAGCGAGAAGCTTGTGCTCGTGCTGAATGACTTATGTTTCTTAAGAGATATATTAATATCTTTCGTGAATGTCATAAGCGCAGTAGCCATAAGCATTAATAAACCTAGGTTATCCATAGCCTTAGGTAGTTTGGATGTATCAATCTCAGAGATAGTCTTAGCTGCATCAGCAAGCATCTTAATAGATATTAGAATACCTGCTATACCAATTAATCTAAGACTCTTAGCTATAGCCTTAAGTCCTCCTGCAATACCTGCGAATGGAACACTTAGTAGTTTGGTGAAATCAAATGGGTTAGATTGTGCTGCTGCAGGAGCCCTAGCTATACCTTGGATTCTACGAATTACACCCATAACTTTTTCCACGACAAGTAACGTACCCAGAATATGAATAGCATCAGAGAGCTTGAGAGTACTATCTATGCTCTTGAGTGCTCCAGATAATGTGTTAAATACTGTAGCAATAATACCACCAATAATACCAAATTCTGAGATGTTCTTCTGAATACCACTAAAGCCCTCTTTAATAGCCTTAATAATTTTTTGAATTGTCTTAAGCAATTTCTCGTATGCAGTACCACTAGTAGCAGCACTCTCTTGTAGAGATTTGTCAGCATTATTTAATGCGGCAACTGCTGCTGTCATTGGTGTAGTATTTGATACGAGAGTATTCATACCCTGGTACAATCCATTTTGACTTGTAGCGGACATTGGTTTAGCCTGAGGAGTATTCTTAAGAGTCTCCGCTTCCTTCTGAGCCGTACTAGCTCTATTCTTTGCTGCAGTGATACCTGATAACAGAGTAGTGATACCAGATAGTGCTGCATTGAATTTGCTACCTGTGAGTAGAGTCTTCAGAGTGTTGAACCCACCAATTAAGAATGTCACACCTGCGAAATTCTTAGGTTCTAACTTCATCTTAGTTAAGTCTTTAAGCGTATCCTTAACCATAGCACTAATATTCTTGAAGTTTTTTGAGTTGAAAATGTTCTTGACTGTTGTGCCTATAGAACTAAATAGTCCACTCTTCTTGATAGTATTGCCTGCTGAGGATAGTGCTTTCTTGATAGTGTTACCAAGAGTGCTAAACATAGACTTAACCTTAGCTAAAGGTGTCTGGAACGATTTAGGTAAGAAGTTGGCGAAATTCTGAATAGATTTTCTAAGAACTGGGAAGTCAAACACTTTACCCATAGTCTTACGGAACGACTGGAAGCTCTTGGCTAAGCCATCGAAGACATTTATGTTCTTAGTATTTACCGTAACGTCTTGGATAGATTTAACAAATTTAGGAACTTCAGTATTTGTTACCGCGTCTCTAATCTTACTGAATGCCTCTCCAATACCTTTCAGTAATGGCATGTCAGAAATCCCTTTAACAATATTACCAAATGAGTCCTTAATCTTCTCCATAACCTGAGATAGCTTACTAGCGTTTTCTAACTCAGTTGTATCTATACCAGTAGCCTTAGCTTGTACGTCAACTACTGGAGATTTTAATGAGAACATGTTCTTAATACCATCAAACATATTCCTAAAACTAAATGACTTAATAGCATCCTTAATTCTCTTAATAGTGCTTAGGATACTTTCAAATATTTTTGAGGCGGTCTTAGCCACGTCAA